GATTAAGTTCCCTCATCGCTGAGCCCAAGGGTTTCCCATACCAGGGAAACCCCTAGGACAAAGCGACCCAGCCGAGTCTTAAACTTGACTTGGCTCGCTGCAAATGGAAGTGGAGAGAGGATTTATTTCTCTCAACAACCTTAGCCGCCTCAGTAAAGAACTGAAGCAGTGCAGCGCTTTCTGCGGATGGTTGCACCCTGTCCTTAACCGATTGGTTATGGCAGCGTACTTCCCTAACTTGTAGATGACGATTAAACCGAGTTTTCAACCTCGGCTCATCATCTATATAATTAGGGTACCATCCGAAGAGGCCCGATCCATGTGCAATCTCTCGGATTTTGTATTTTCCGAGGGACTGGACTGTCTTTCGGATCCAATGTGCGGCGTTATACCAACCTCTAGAACAGAAGTTGTTATGAACATCGACACTGGAAACGATGGACCCAGGCCCGGCCTGAATAGGGGCTGTGAGTACGCTTACGGTAGTCACGTCGTGACCAGCGTATGCGTCAACGCCGCAAGACTCTCTGAACAGACCGTTCATAAAAGTCTTAGCTGCGTTCACCTTAAGACCTAAGGCGCTCAGAGCACCAACAGTAGCCGCAGCACAGTCATTGGGGACGATCAAATCGTCTCCAAAGACTCGGACCTCCTTCGTCCCAAGCGATCGAATCGACCTGCTAGAGACTCGTATACCGCGCACATAGTGCAAGGTTCCGAGTACAATAGCAAGGAAGAAAATCGATTGCACTGGGAACGTAGTTGCGTTCCCCATAGTCGAATACTTCCGAAGCATTACTTGCTTCGGGGTTCTTCGACAGATATCTTGCTGGATGTACATAGAGCGAGTTGCTCTGCATGCATCCAAAAGGCTTGGAGAGCGACGAAAAAGCCGCTCCACATGCCAACAGGATATGCGGTCTGAAGCACTGGACAAGTCAATTGTGCAGTGCGATCCGCTATGGGAGGCCTCGAGAGCGAGGGATCCATTGAGGTCCTGTCGACCGAAATCGACAAATGCCCCAATGTGACTCCTCCTAACCCGAGTGTACAAGAAATCACGAATGCCTTGCTGGCACCATTGAAGAGCAGTCGGCTCAGAAGCAATAAGCCTCGGAGCGACGATTGTCTTCGGTACACAGCAGAGCTTTGCTGGGTATTCCTTGCGGATTTCCCAGTCGTGTGTCTTGTATAACGACGAGTCTTGCCAAACGGCATAGTTCGCGCAAGCGAAGTCTGCCATCGGGAAGACACTGTCGAGCCTATCTGGCCAGTTCGTGAACTCATATTTATGAGTCCCGAATCTCCGGTCAGAGAGCGCACCTGGTCCATGTCGAAACCTCCAATCTAGTGGGTTGAAAGAACCCAGGCATGACGACATGTAGTCAGCACACTGCTGAATACACTCGGCATGCTTATAACCTAGACTGGAGACCTCGAAACCGGGGAAGATCCCCTGTTTCGATGATTCGGAATCAGGTACGATGTCAGTGAATGACACAGCATCAGATTTCGAACCATCAAAGTCATCAGGTCGAGACCAATCAAGGCTCGGGCTTTTGACTTCGAGGTCAGTTCTGACGAACTCACGTACCGCATCGCTGCGGGACTTGGGCTTGCAGTCCACACGAAGTCGTCGGGCAACTCCAAGGAGTTGTCGTAGACAACGTATGGCTTGCACGTCAGGATCTGGTTTCAGAGTGCCATCATGGTCGAAAACGCGAAGAGTTAACCCCCGTAGGAAACGTGGGATTACTCTCTTGGGATCACTATTACCAAAGTGGTGATAGTGAGACCGAGTTAGGCGCTGCTCGGCTAAGCATTTATCCAAATGCTTTCGCCAAGCTGGCATAGTCTCGAGGATAAACCTGAGACCATGCGACTCGACCGCGGAGCGCAAACGAGTTTGATCCCGTTTGAACTCTTTGGCAAGCGCTGGGTACTGCGATTCACAGTCTTTAAACAGTGAATCGAACAGGCCTAGGGCGAACTCAACGTAGCTGTCGTGTCCTTTCATGGTCGTTACTCCATGAGTGAGGGCTCTACGGCTAGGTTGATACACTCACGGCTTAGTTGAGAATTAAGATTCCCAACCAAGCAACTTAGCAGCTATCCCTCCCGCCTTGACCATATAGAAGGACATGGCTTCGGAGACGTCGATGACGTCTGCTGAGACACCGTTCGGATCCGTCCGGATCGTGTGGGTAATCTCGGATAGCGAACCAAGAGGAATCGTCGAGGTCGGTTTCACAAATCGTGAGAACGTCACGGTGTGACGATCAAATGGTTGTGTACCGGCTTTGACGGTATCACGAGAATGTCGGACTTTCGCCCGATACGTGATAAGCCCTTCGTCGAGAAAGTATTCCGACGAATAGCCGTCTTGGTTGACGAGGGGAAGTACTTTAGCAGTACCTCCCGAACCGTCCATAGTAATCGTGAGTGTAGAGCCTAACAAGAGAGTTCACCTTTCATTTTAGGTCCGTGCAGCTCAAAGAAATCTTTGAGCAAACAAAGAACCTAAGATGGACAGTCGGAACATGTCTATAAAAGGCATGTTCGCACCTGGTGAGACTACAGCCGAGACCGCACGGGTCTTGTACTGAAATATCGCCACGCCGCCAGAAACAAGAGTGTTTTTGGTGACGTTCGTTGCGGTAACACCGCCACCGCGATAGGTAGCTGTTGCCATGGACATGAAATTACAAATTCCATGTTCAGCGGGAACAGTTCCGCTATAAGCAAGTGTAAACTTGCCTATATTGGAGAACCACCCTAGCAACCAAGTCCACGGTATAACTTTCCAAAGGCCATTAGCTAGACCTTCGGGAGTCGCACCTAGGACAAGGTTTCTTGCAAAGGCGTTCTGACTACCATCGTGGGGATGATACGGAGGAGGAGTCACGGGTTTCCACCTTACGGTGCCCCATGTCTCCCTCTTGATGTCAAGCGAACAAGCTTGAGTAATCGTTGACGTGTTAACTGTAGTGATACAGTTAACATTCGTCATTGCCGTATCATCAGCGAATTTAAGGCGACGACGCATCCCCTTCCCGGAATAGAGCTGGTTAAGTTCTTTACAACGTTTGATAACGTCGTGCTGAACATTAAGCAGCTTCCGGAGATCGTCAATAAGTGGTAGCCATCCGAACTGAACACCCAGATACTCGCCGGCGAGTCCCTTTGGACTCATCTTTGAGGCTGGATTCAGGATCGCATCGCCAAGACTTTTGACCATCTTGGGGAGTTGGACGATGTCTTGCACCAATTCTGGGATATTAGATACTGGTCTCGAGGGATTCGTCCCAGCGATCAGATCTAATTGCCAGCCAGATGGAGCCGCGAGCGGGACCATAGAGGTCATCGCAAGTGGAAACGCCTGGACGGTGAATTCATCGTATTGGACGTTGTCTATGCCAACGGTGAAAACTGGGTTGATCTCACCACTTATCGAAGGGTACGTTCCATAGTACTGCTTCGATGAGAAAGGAGAATCAACCACAGGTCGGCCTACTGAATCATCACAAGTACTGGTATAACCAGTCCTGTCAGGACTCGTAGAACCGACAACAGAGCCATTCTTGTATCGTGTAGATACCCCTCCTGCATAAGGAGAGATTCTAGTACGATGCCTAGTGACTCTAGCCATAGGTATAGCAACTCCACTGCGTCCACACCAACGGGGTCAGGAATTGAAAGCTCGTTACGCTCGGGAGCCCTCACATGAGG